AATTACCGGAATTCGCCTTTGGGACATTACCGGTCGCATTTGTGGAGGACTGGAAGTTGCCGTTAAAAGGACGGCAAATCAGGGTGTGTTAGCTAAATTTGAATTTCCAATTTACGAGAAAGGAGATGAATAGGGATGAATGTATTACCAGAATATTTGGAAGGCAACAGAACTGGCTCATACACACCAGAACAGTGGCTTGACGAAGTAAAGGACAAAAATTCGGACGAGATTATCCAGGAGGGAACTCCAATGGATGCCGAACACTTCAATCACATGGAGCAGGGCATTCATAACAACTCACTTATGTTGGCTCTTTTGTTAGAGAATGTAAAGCATACTCAGCAAAGCGTAGAGTCTGTTGATGGTGAGGAACTTGAAGTTACATTGACCAACACAAAGGATTTCTATTTTAATAATTCTGTTAAGACTGTGGCGCTTGCAAATATGCGTAGCACATTGGATTATAGGGTTATCACAGAAGTACAAGGCAATCCTGTAAATGTTGGCGATGTGGTTGTCTATGATAAGCAGGTGAATGGTTTTAAGATTGCTTTTACAGGCAGTGCTAAAAGTGTGACTGTTCGCTGCTTTGTACAGGGAGGAGGTACGGTGTAGTGGCAAATATCATTATTCATAGTGACGAAAGAAAAGCTGAAACAAACAGAACTCTTCGTGATTATGGTATCAATCCGGAACATGCAACCAAAGCACAAAGAGATATGGCTGATTGCGTAGCCCAGAAGACAGGCGAAGCCTGCAGAGAATTAAGGAGGTATGACAGATGAAAGTCGTAGAGGTAAATGTTGGAAAGAAAATTGAGTACAGTGTATCGAAAAATAAGATTACATTTGCTGATGAACTGATGCTCAATTGCGAAAAGCTGGAGAGAGATAATGATGAATGTGTTGACATTTGCATTGCAAAGAATGGGATGATTACTTCTGGCCAGCTTGGTGAAAAGTATGCAGCACAAATTGAGATTCCAGCAAGGCAGTATGTTGAAAAGGAAGTTCCTAATCCAGATTATGATCCTGATGTAGAAAACAGCAGCGAAACAATTATGGAAAGAACCCCTGTTCCATTCAATATGGCAAATGTTACGCTCAAATTATATGCAATCGAATAAGGAGGACTATTATGGGAAATTATGATCAGATGGCAGCTGCGGTAAGCGAGCTGTCAGGCGGAAAAAATGTGGTATTACTGGATGACATCGGAATGCCATCAATTTATGTAAGAATTCCAAAAGGAAAAAATTCAGAGCTTGTAAGCGGTCTTAGCGACAATGTTCATTATGCGTTTAATGTGGACAGTGTCGAGAAGGCCGCTTTTTATTATTCCAAGTATCAGAATATTATTGTAAATGAAAGGGCATATTCTCTTGGACACAGAGATCCTGCAAATTCCATAAATTGGGATGCTGCAAGAAAGGCTTGCGAAAATAAAGGAGCGGGCTTCCACCTTGCAACAATGGCAGAGTGGGCTTATATTGCTCTCTGGTGCCGCAAGAATGGCACTATGCCACATGGTAACAATAATTACGGAAAAGATTCGGCTTATACACATGAACACGGCGAGGAATCTTCAAAGGATAGCGGAAAAACTGGAAGATGTTTCACAGGTTCTGGACCTGTAACATGGAACCATAACCATCACGGAGATGGCATTTGCGACTTAAACGGAAATGTATGGGAGTGGAATGCAGGCATGCGTCTTGTTGATGGAGAAATCCAGATCATTCCATACAATAATGCAGCAATGGGTAGCAAATGTGATATGTCGGCATCCTCTACTCTCTGGAAAGCAATTAAGGCGGATGGCTCGCTTGTAGAACCTGGAACAGCTGGAACATTAAAGTGGGATTGGGTATCTGGCAAAATTCAGCTTACTTCTGGCGCGATTACATATAAGACTGATAGCGGTGTCGGAGGGCAGTATAAAGATATGACACTTGCAAGCGGGCTTACTGCTCCAGAAATTGCAAAGATGTTATTGCTCTACCCAGACGAACCAAACGGAGATTACGCAGGTGATTATCATTGGTTCAACCCTGTTGGCGAGCGTTTGCCGATTTGCGGGGGCAGCTGGTACCATGGTGCCGTCGCTGGTGTCTTCCACTTGAACCTCACCGATCCCCGCTCCTATGCGGGCTGGCACATCGGTTTCCGCTCCGCTTTTGTTGATCTGTAATCTGTTGCACTGTAATCTGACTGAGGCTGCGATAGCAGCCTCTTATTTTATTTTTTACCTTGCAATAACGAAATACGATATAAAATAACAAATAAATCCGAAGCAGAACTATGTGTGGTAGAATGGAAAAAAATATGGTATAGAGGGACTTTATGGAGGAATTAAAGATATTACAAAAGACCTTCGATATGATGAACTATGCTTATCCTGCATTGGCACAATATCCAAAGGGCGAGAAATTCGCCCTTGTTGTGGATATAAAGAGGTGCATGGATGTTATGTTGGAGAGGATTATCGAGGCCAACAAAAAGTATTATAAGAAAACTACACTACAGGAATTAGATGTAGAAGTGGAAAAGTTAAAGGCATATGTCCGATTGTCATATAACTTAGGGTTTTTACCTCCGAAAAAATATGAACAATGGTCCGGTCTGGTAGTTGAAATTGGCAGAATGGTAGGAGGCTGGATAAAGAGTGTAAGCAAGTAGGGTACGGAATACTGCGTTTGCCGATTTGCGGGGGCAACTGGAACAATGGTGCCAACGCTGGTGTCTTCAACTTGAACCTCAACAATCCCCGCTCCAATGCGAACTGGAACATCGGTTTCCGCTCCGCTCTGCCTTCAAGTCAGATGCTGCAGACCTAATGGGTGTGCAGTCAGTACAGAGGTGTAAAGGATTCCGTCTCCTTTGCTCTCGCAAAAAAATGTAATGGGCATGAATGCCGGTAGTAGTATAAGCGAATCCCGCAATGCTCTGAAAGGAGATAATATGTCCATTAAAAATGTGTATGCTCAAATCGTATCTTTTGATAATTTGCTACAGGCTGAGAAAGATGCCCGAGCAGGAAAAAGATATGAAAATGAGCAGCTTGCATTCTGGGGGAACCTGGAAGACAATATACATTCGATATCCGAAAAACTTAAATGCCATGATTATCCGCCAGACATATACCATCATTTTTATGTGTATGAGCCAAAATTGCGAAAAGTAATATTTTCTGATTACACAACAAAGGTAATTCAAAGGGCAGCATACAATGTACTCAATCCTATAGTTTGTAAAGGGATGATTAGTGATACCTATTCCTGCATAGAAGATAGAGGACAACTTAAATCTATGCAGAGATTAGCAGGGTGGGTTGATTTTGTAGAGAAAAGCGGTGAACGTTGGTACTATCTGAAAATGGATGTGGAGAAATTCTTCTATCGAATGGATCATGAGGTGCTTATGAGCATAATCCGGAAAAAGATAGGGGACAAGGAAGCGGTTAGATTCCTTGAACATTATGTGTGCCATGCTTCCAGAGCATTTGGACTTCCGCTTGGAGTAAAGTCACCACTGGAAATATCGGATAAAGAAATGCTGTGGGATGTAGGGATTGCCATAGGTGGCGGATTGTCACACATGTATGGCAATATGTATTTAAACCCTATGGATCAAATGGCAAAGAGAAAAGAGGGCATACAGTATTATATTCGTTATATGGATGATGTGATTATTCTATCGACGGACAAGGAGCTGCTACACAGGTACAAGAATATGTTTTCTGATTTTTTAGGCGATGTTCTGAAACTTCGATTAAATAATAAAACAGCAATTCGACCTGTCTCACATGGCATGGAGTTTGTTGGTTATACTATTCGCCCTTTTGATGTTCGATTGAGAAAAAGTACAAGCCTTAGAATGAAAAGGCATTTGAAAACAATACAGGAGCTTTATCGTGATTATGAGATAGACCTTGATAGAGCCCGCTCCACTCTTATGAGTTATAAGGCCTTGATGGACCATTGCGACTGCAGGGCTTTGGAAAAGAAAATATTTGAGGATTTTGTTCTTACGCACAATCCGAAGGAGGCTGATACAGACAATGGATGAAGACAATATGTTGGAACTGCTCGAACTTTATATGGATATGGTTGAAAAACAGGATGAAATCATATACCGCCTTGGAAAAATCGTAGCCAGACAGGCAACGGATATTCAACTGTTGAAAAATGACAGGGAATTTTCGGACGATAAACTGACGGAGGATACAGCAATTGTAGATGAAGTTATCGGGCAGTATAACGATATGAAAAGCGAATTAGAGCCGTAAGGCTCTTTTTTTATGCCCTTTGGAAGGAGGTGAGAGAACAATGGAGGATCCAATTACAAGAGCTGAGTATGAAGAATACCAAAAGCGAATGGAGCAGGAAGACCACAGGCAGAACCGACGGATTGAACAGTTGGAGGAAAATACCAAGCAGATCAACGCTCTTACGGTATCAATAGAAAAACTGGCACAGAGTGTTGAAAGCATGGTTAGGGAGCAGGAGGCACAGGGGAAACGTCTCGTGTCTTTGGAAAGCAAAGACGGAGAAATGTGGAGAAAAGTCGTTGGTTATGTAATAACTGCGGTAATAGGAATTGTCCTAGGATTTGCATTTACGCAAATAGGAATGTAACTTTAGTTGAGATTATTTATAGGAGGAATCATCATGAACATGGAATTTATTATTGCTAATGCGTCACAGTTACTTGTTGTAGTTGCGGTTATCTGTACACTGATTTCTGTAATTACAGAGTTCACAAAGGAGATTGGTATTCTTAACAGAATCCCTACATCTTTGCAGGTCTTAATCCTGTCAATTATAATTTGCGTCACAGCCTTTTTTGCATATATTTCATATGCGAAAATCACCTTCGTGTGGTATTACCTTGTGGCTGTAATTTTTGCTTCATTTATTGTTGCTATTGTTTGCTGCAAAGGTTGGGAATATCTGATTACTATTTGGAAAAGGTTCTATAAGCCGGAGGATAAATGAGAACGGTGATTATGGTCTACATAATCATTGCAATTTTAGGATTCGCAGCAGGAATGATTTTGCTTTGCAGAGCGATGTATAAATCTATATCCAAAAGACACACAGAGAAGATACCGGGGATAGTAATATTCCCGGTATTTCTTGTGTTAGCCTCAATAACATGGCCGCTGTGCCTCCTTGCACTTTTTGTGCTGACCATAAAAGAATTGGATAATGAACAAAATAACTATGATCAAAGAGATTTGTAGGAGGAACACATGAAAGAACAGGATTTTATTCAGAAAATATGTGGATATGCGATAAGTGATATGAAAGAGAACGGAGTTCTTGCCTCTGTCACGATTGCTCAGGCTATTCTTGAAAGTTCCTGGGGTACATCTGAATTGGCGGAGAACGCTAATAATTACTTTGGTATGAAATGCTCTTTGAGCAGCAACTCATGGGGAAGTGTATGGGATAGAGTATCAAAATACACCAAAGTCACAAACGAGCAGGATGAAGCCGGAAAAACTAATACTATCAAAGCGGATTTTAGGGCATATCCAGATATAGAAATGAGCATAAAGGACCATTCACTGTATCTTGTTGGTGCTATGAATGGCACGGAACATAGATATTGTGGTATCGCAAATGAAAAAGACTACAGAAAAGCGGTTGAAATCATTAAAGCTGGAGGATATGCCACAGATATAAATTATGTGTCTAAGATTTGCTCAATTATAGAGAAATATAAATTAACACAGTATGACGAAATGGAGGAATTGAATATGGGAATTGAAATCAGAAAGCAGATTGCAACGAATAGTCCCTGTAATAAAACGGGAGATGAAATTACTGTAAAGGGCTCTATGTTACATAGCGTAGGGTGTCCGCAGCCTAAGCCAGAGGTATTCGCAAAGATTTGGGAGACTTCTACAGGAGCCTGTGTTCATGCAGTTACAGGCGCTGACGCTTATGCGATTCAGTGCTTACCTCTTTTCCCAGAGAGAAAAAAGGCTAGAAGAGGATGGCATGGAGCAAGTGGAAAGAATGGCAGTGTCAACAACACGCATTTATCTCTTGAAATGACAGAGCCGGCTACAATTAAGTATGTTGGAGGTGCTACATGGATTGAGACAGGAGACGGAAGCAATACCAAGCGACATGTCCTTGCAACATATGCGAATGCAGTACAGGTATTTGCTAAATGGTGCAAGGAATTTGGATTAAACCCATTGGAGGATGGTGTAATTATCTCACATCATGAGGGAAATCAGAGAGGCATCGCAAGCAATCATGGAGATGTTGAGCACATTTGGAATAAGTTTGGACTTACTATGGATCAGTTTAGAGAGGATGTTAAGAAAGCCATGGGAGGACAGGCAATTGACACAGTGCCAGATGCACCAGTAGATAACAGCAGCGATGATACAAGTTCACAGGCTGTCAATCCTTTGAGTGGTTCTGTGAAGATTATTTACACGGGGGATGATGGACTTAATGTAAGAAAAGCACCTTGTATATTGGACAAGTATGTTGATCATGTTGAACACGCAGGCACATTCACTGTGGTTGGTATATCAGCAGATGAAAAGTGGTACAAGTTAAAGAGCGGGCTTTTTATCACAACCATACCTGAATATGTATCATTCAAAGCAACACCGGAGCAGAAGCAGCAGACAGCAGGCACAGGATATTACAGAGTAAGAAAGAACTGGGATGATGCGGGCTCACAGATTGGAGCATTCAAGAATCAGAACAATGCCATTGAATTATGCAAGCAGAATAGCGGATACAAGGTATTTGATAATGATGGCAATGAGATCTATCCTTGCATCAAAGATGATGGTACTCCTTTCAAGTTCCGGGTAACAATTCCTGATCTCAGAATCAGAAAAGGACCAGGAACTACCTATGATTACTGGAAGAAAAATGGAAGTCCGGAATATACTGGTAAAAATGTATTTACAATCATTGATACAGCTGAAGGCCCGGGAGCTAAAATCTGGGGATTATTAAAATCGGGAGAAAAAGACAGAGACAGATGGATTTCTCTTGATGAAGATTATGGAAACAGACTGTAATAGTCAAGACGGTCAGTTGCTCCATAACCTATACCGATAAGATATAACACAATCCGCTATAAAATAACAAACGACACAAAAAGATGTCAGAAAATGCTATTTTATAACGGAAGGAGCAACGACGTATGATAAGAATTTTACTATCTACAAAGCTCGGCGAAATGAAATGGAGTCAGGCGGATCTGGCCAGGGCAACCGGAATCAGACCCAACACCATCAGCGAATTGTACCATGAGTACACAGATAGGGTGAATTTGGAACACCTCGACCTAATATGCGAGGCTCTACATTGCGAACTCGATGAACTGATTGTTAGGGTGCCAAATGATTATGCGAAGATTACCCACACCAGATCCGGCTCCTTGATTTCGTCAGACAAGTAGTGCTGCAACACTGCTGTCATAGAGAAAGACGTTCAAGGACCGAACGTCTTTTTTTATACCACAATATTTATCTGCATTCAATGGTATTTCTATCCAATGAATTCTCAAATAGTGTTAAATCAAAATTGTTATCAATGTATCCCTGCCGGATGGTTTCTATGTAGGTCAAAGATGGTCTTCCGGGTGTACGCTGTTGGTTCATAATATAGACCATAGCTCTTTTCTTTTTCCCACCAATATCAACCATTACATTCTGCTTATAATAATATCGGGGATATCCTTCATATATATCTAATCTTTTCTCGTCTTCTGGTTCAATATTCCATAGTAGAACAGGAACATATGAACCATGCTTTTTGGCTATTGTTGCGTGCGAATTGGTTGCACTGCCTCTATACAAAAGTTCCCAGTTAGTTAATTGTCCAGTGCCATAAATACTCGCAGAGGGGCATCTATAAGCCATCTGCTTTAAGTTGAGATTGCTTCCGTATGCTACATATAATTTTCCCATATTATTCTCCAATCTCCCCGTTGTGCCGGTAGGTCAGCATTTTTTACTAAGCTGCTCGACAAGTCATTCCGGCAGCTTTTTTAAGTGGTGTCATAAGATGAAGCCTGCATGTTTTGAATTCGTCTCCATAAAGTCCAAGGCGGTGAGTGAGGATGTTTCTCATAATTGTAACTTTCTGTTCTGGTGTGTATCCATCCATTGAACGGAATACAATTTTTTCTTGTGAAGTAATAGCCCATGCAGATACCGCCAAACAAAACTGTATGTAGGCCTTGATTTTTCCTGCGTGAAGTGTGCTGTTGAAAAGTCTGAATTCCACAGTACCCTTGGTGAAGAAAGAATGGAGATTTACTCCATGATATCTTGTAGCATTGTAGTGCTGATGATCGATTCCACCGCAATAACCATCATTGGCTCTGCTATACCAGATTTCTTCGGCTTTTTCTTTTGTAAGATTCTTATCCTTTTTCATGGCATCAAGTAGCGTTTTGTTAAGTTTGTGGCACCAGTTACTCTCACGGTCTCCGATTTGGAGTGCTTCGTAAATCAGATCCTGTCTGGCTGTCATAAAGTTAACTAATCTTCTAAGAGATACTGCTGTATGGTTTGCACCATCGACATGGATATGAATACCGCAACTGCTATGAGCTTTTGCTCCGTTCTCTCGGAGTTTTCGAATGATGTTTTGGAGAAGTTCAATGTCGGAATAATTGAGCGGCGGTGTTACAAATTCGACTCTGTATTCATCAAGAGGCTCGCTTGTACCATCGTTTCTTATTGCTTCAATAGATGAATCTCTCATAATTTTCCATTTGCGAGCTGCCTGATCAGCAATTGTGCGTGTGTGGTAGCAATTTGATTCTGGATGAGAAGGTGTTGTTCTAAGAACTTCGGCAACGAGACGAGCTGCTTTTTCTCTTGTAATACCTGTCATTTCTACTTCAACCCCGAATAATTGATTTTTTAACATATATTTGTCCTCCTAAATTATATTTCTGTTTTATTGAACTTTTATTCTGTTTCTATGAATATATTACCATATGTACATCCAGTGTCAATGCTTTTTTTCTAATATTATGAATATTTTTTCTGAAAAAGCAGAACAAAAAGTTGACAAAACAGAAAAACAAATTTATAATAAAACAGAGGTGATTATATGGTTGATGAAGAATTGAAAGAGCGATACAATCAATCGGTTGTCGAACTCAAGGAAGCTTTTAAAAGAGATCGTGTGTTTGGTTGGATTTACCAAAAGATGATTTTGATAATGGATAAATTAGAGGAAATTTTGCGAAAGACAGGAGGAGAAAGAAGATGATTTGCTATGACCGACTGTGGAAAACACTAATTGATAAGCACTTGAAAAAGACGGAACTTCGGGATAAAATAGGAATCAGTAATGCTACATTAGCAAAACTTGGTAAAAACGAACCTGTCAATCTCAAAGTTATAGATGCTATATGCCGGGAACTTAATTGTGATGTTGAAGATGTTTTGGAGATAAAACATTAAATTTAAGGAGGTATTATGCTCACTGAACAGGACAATAAAGTGCATTTTGATAAATCTGATTTAATTGTTCCGGTTGAACCTTCTCCGTTTTGGACGATGCCCCAAATCATAATGGTTAATCCAGAAGTTCAATTGATAGGAGAAAAAAATGATAATAAAGGCACAAAACGAAAAACTATATGATATATACACTGTATCGACTAAAGAGAATAAAGTATGTTGTCAAGATAATGCAGATAGGCGAAGAAAAGTTATTTTGGGAGAATACCAAAATGACGGCAGAGCATATGAAGTATTTAATGAAATAATGAATTGCATAATGGGGTATTATGAAATGCCAATGCATTAAGGAAAATATGTAGTAACAACACTGGATGATGTTCTCGTGATGTTAATAGAGAGGACAAATAAAAGTAATGAAAGTAAACATCAATAAAATGTATAAAAATAAGAGAAAAATTGACGATGAACGTACACAGAAATGCTGTTACGAAATCGAGTTTGAATAATTTTCAAAAGCTCGCAAAGCCTAGTAAAATGGGCATTTGTGAGCTTGTTTTTTGCCTTGTGGTACTATTTTGGTACTAATAAGGCATTGCAGATATTCTTTTGATATTATCACACTGAAATGTAGTAATGTTATTTTTTTCAATAATTTTTGTTTGGCTTTTATTTATGTTAGTTTCAGAAGAGTTATGATATAGAGGACATAGAATATAAATAGCGTCATTTTCATATGCAACCGC